TTATCCAATTATTTAAACACTAATAATATTGATTTTCTCTCTTGTATCTCTATCAATTAAGACTCGTATAATTTTCCAAACGTTATTAAATATGGGAGAATTGGAATAAATATTAAACTCCCCCAAAGAGTCCACAAACGTTTCGGATAATATTTTATTAATTTTTTTAAAAAACGGAAGAGAGAAATTGCGAGGACCACAATCATTTACATATAAATCAACACCGCTGTTTAATTTATTGTATTTTTTAGAAATTTCCAATGACTTTTTAACAGTATTAACAATATGTTCTAAAAATAAATTTTTATGATTTACATGAATTTCGCATGGTATAAAGTCTTTTAAAATAATAACAGCATATCCAATACTATTTTTTTCAATAGTATATATATTTGTTTTGAGTAATTTAATAAAGGTGGTTTCAGAATATTTACCAAAAGACATAAATTAATAAAATATAAATATAATAGATTTTAAACTAAATGCGTGTTAAAAAACTAAAAAAAATATAAATAAAATTTAATATGTCTACCGACGAAATATTAACAGAGTCTCAAACAACCAATGAAATAAACCACGAATGTAATATATGTTATAAAGATTTAACAGAAAAAATGGTTTGTACACCGTGTAATCACTATTATTGCACTGGGTGTTTTTTTAAATGGATGAACGAAAGCAGTACCTGCCCCAATTGTAGAAAAATATTAGCATCGCAACCAGAAACAGATACATTGTTAGTAGAGAGGGAAGAACTTTTGAATACTTTAAATGATAATATAGCATCCCAGTTTAATTTATTTAGATTTTTAAGGAGAGATACGGGAAAAATAGACCGTGAAAATAGAAAAATATCAATGCGAAAACACGAATTAGAATACATGGTTTTGAAGAAGAAAATGGAACTGGAAGATTTAAATGCTGAAAAAAAACAGTTAAAACGTTCATTAAAATCAATGATCAACTATAGGCGCGATTGGTCAGACATAGAATCAAACAGAGACAACCATTCCAGAGAATATGTGGATAATTCTATTGAAAGAATCGAAAGAAGCATGGCTAGATTTTTAAACGAAGAAGACGAATAAAATATGCGAACCGACTTAAAGAATTGTCGTTATATTTAGCTGTGTCGCAGTGGAGTGCGAAAAACAAATTGCTCTGATAGCTCAGTTGGTTAGAGCGCACGACTGTTAATCGTGAGGTCGGCGGTTCGATCCCGCCTCGGAGCGTGTGGTAGATTGTGAATACATAAAAATTGAAACCAAAAAAATAAATATATTCTATTGTATTTACAAATATAAGAATATGGATATTTCAAACAACAATTATTCAAAATTTATGATGGAAGGAATTGAAGAAAAAAGTTCGTGGGGATATGGATTTCGCCGATTGAATGTAAAAGCCGCCCCAGAGGACAAAATGATGTGTCCATACACATTCACAGGTTTTGGATACAAAGAACAAGACGGAAGGCTTTACCTGGGACTTAGGATGAACGTAGACCAAGTAAGTCCAGCGAAATTTACAGAATGGGACGGAAACAATAACGTTATGGAAAAATTCGCAATATTAATGCGAGATTTGTTAGAAGATTTTATTAATAAAAGAAAAAACTTAACTGTTTAACAAACTTTTACAAAAAAATATAATCATTTGATTAATAAAAATCAAATACTTATATATAATAAAGATGGCTTATAAACCGTTTATAAATTTAAGACCAACGACAATATTAAAAGCTTTTTTATTAAATGCGATATTAACAGCAGTAGTAACGGCTTTAACAATAGAAACACGTAGAATATTGGACGAAGAAAAATATACTAAAAATTTACCAGATCGACCACATAAATTAATAGCAACAATACTAATTTCAATAACAATAGGGTTTATAGCATATAATGTATGTCGCTTATTATTTGGATTAGGAGGAGGCATGATTGGTCCAAAGAACGCGCCAAATACCTTTTACTATTAAAAAGCTTTAAAAAAGCTTAACCAAAACGAAGCTTTTAAAAAAGCTTAACCAAAACTTGAAACTTTGCTAAGCTTTTTTAAAGCTTCGTTTTGCTAAGCTTTTTTAAAGCTTCGTTTTGCTAAGCTTTTTTAAAGCTTCGTTTTTGCGAAGCTTTTTTAAAGCTTCTATATATATACATGGGTCATTGTTTTACACGCCTATTTAGTAGATATTTCAAAAACAATAAATTTGAAACAAAAAAGAGAAAGACTGGAAAGACTGGAAAGACAATAGTCAAATTATCAAAAATCACAGATAATTTCTACTGTTTAAATAGAAAGGGAAATCAATGGAGTCAGTCCGAAAAAGAGTTATTGGATAATTTAATAGATTATAAAATTTTTTATCCCATACCCAGCGGTTTTTGCAGAGAAGCTATTTTTGGTTCATATAACCCGACAACAAATAAACATGATAATTATTCAGATACTGTTATATTCAATTACGATACATATAACGGTAAGAAGAGGTCGTTGAGAGGAATAGCAAGTGCCTCTTTAGATACCGAAAGTAATCAAAAATGCATGGTATTAAATTTAATCGGAAATATTTCAACAAATAATAAACCAGTCTCTCTATCAAAAAGAAGAAATAATATTCAAACAAAAAGTGGAAGAGATATAATAGAATATTTAAAACAAAAAGCCAGAAAACTAAAATTAAAATACATAAAATTACACTCCATGGAAACAGTCATAGGATTTTATTGGAAAATGGGTTGGAGGTTCAAAAGACACAACCAAAGCAGTAAATATTACAGCCAAAAAATAAAGGAACTCAATAAAATTAATGTTATTGACGACAATGATGTAGCTAGGGACAAAATACTTACAAAGTATTTTGATAGGTTTCTACCCGGTTATTACAGTGATAAACTATTAAGTCAATGCAACACATGGGACCCAGAGCATACCGATTACGATATAACCACCACATTAAGAAGGCAACGGTGGGAATTACGTTATCATGGATATCCAATGTATTGGTATTGTTAATTATAATTAATTTATAAAGTATAGTTAATGAAAACAGAAGGAAAACTATGGCCGTCGGGTGTTTTTATTTTAGACAGAATAATGAGATACAATGGTGAGGTTCACATCAAAGATACTAGAACGATAAAAATAACAGGAAATCTAGTGGAGGAATTATTTTTAGACGGAAAAGAGATTGATGAAGGAGAGAAAATAAGAAAAATTATATTCAAATCAAGGGGAAAAGGAAAAAGAAAAGGAAAAGAAGAAGGAAAGGTTTTGATGTGGAAATATAATTCAAAATTGGGTTTATTGTTTGAAAAACACATTCAACCAGCAGAACCAAAGCTAGAAGAAAGTATTAAAACGACTTAATGTTATATTTTCATTAATATTAATGAAAAATGTACCAATAGATATTGAAAATCATATTTTATCATATTTATTCAAACCATTGTTAAAGCGTAAAAGATGTTGCGCGATGACTAAAAATAAGCGAGTATGCAAACGCAATAGTAATTTTAATAGTATTTTTTGCCATCAACACTGTAAAAAATTTCAAGAAAGCATACGCTCATCAAATGCGTTTGAGAGTGTATGCGTCAAAAGTATATTTTTACATAGAAAACAAAAAAATTGAAGTTCCGAAAGACACCATTAATATCTTTAAAACACACACATACACACACATACACAATCATGCAAATTTTCGTAAAAACTCTAACCGGCAAAACCATTACTCTGGAAGCAGAACCAACCGACACCATTGAGAATATCAAGGCAAAGATTCAAGAAAAAGAAGGTATTCCACCTGATCAACAGCGTCTTATTTTCGCAGGCAAACAGCTGGAAGATGGACGAACTCTATCTGATTACAATATCCAAAAAGAAGCAACTCTCCACCTTGTTCTCCGTCTTCGTGGTGGTATGCCGTTTGGAGGCAGAAGTCATGGAAATTCATTTAGAGGACGGAATCGAAAACCCGAGAAAAAGGAAGAGAAATCACGATTCAATTATTCGGGCATGATGGTCGGTGGAGTAAGATGGTTGGCTCAAAAAAAAGTAGAATTTGGGAAACCCAGATTTGACACAGACGGATATCTGAACGCGATGGAGCTAAACGATAGAAACAAAATTCTTGAAGGGGCTCGCCTAACAAGATGTGTTCCCACCGATAAGTTGATTAAATCCAAAAGAAACCAACGCCGTATCGATAAGATTGCTGACCAGATTGATAAACATACGTGGATGCGAGTTGAAGGTGGCGATCACCATGGTAGGTGGGTAAATCCAGCATATGATAATAAAATTTTCGGAAGCAGTAAGATTTGGGACATTGATAACAAAGAATGGTTTTATTTCCCAATTTCAACAGACGAAAATGATTCAAATGGACTCGGGTTTAATATCGCAATTTCGGGAGGCGGTGATATTTCAACAGTTATTCCCAATAAATGGAATACCGATAACGATAGCCGACGTGGTCGACGAAGAGAGCGTTTTCGCGACGAGCGTCATAAGCGGTGGATTTATGAACAAAAACATCAACACAAGTATGCGGATCGCCATGATTTTCAAGACGAAGTCCGCGAAGAAGAAATCGACGAATAAGAAAAATAGAATAATGGATAAATAACAAATATTAAAAAAATAACAATATATTAACCAATGATATCAAAAACTAAATTATTAACAATATTATCTTCTAATGATAATTTTGCGAAACAAAAATTTTTTAATTTATCAAAAAATATTTATACAAGCAACTGGGACTTCACAAATTTTTTTATTTTATTAACGCGAAATTTAAAAATATTTACGCCTGAATTATTACAATCTGGAACAATAGCGCAAAAAAAGAAGGAGCGTCGTAAGTTTATTTTGATTCAAAAAAATATTAAATATGGAAAACAATTAATAGATTTATACAAAGAAAAAATCAAAATAAGTTACAACCAATTAAATGATTTATTGATTGAAGAGACAAGTTTAAAATATTTCAGCGACATGATTGTTTATCCATTATTAAAAAATATTTATAACAAAACCGATCATGACTGGTCACCTTTAAAAAACAAGGAAGGGTTATGGAGACAAATGGAGACCGATGAATGGATGCCTGCCGGAAGCGAAGTAGCAATGAATTTTGAAACAGGTGAAAACTGGATTAAATTGTAATAAATTGAATTATAAAAAATATAAATTATATAATTTAATTAAACCAACAATTACCATATGTCTAGACGAATCCACTGTCCTCTTTATGGAAACATTGAATTAACAGAACTTGCATGTTCTATATTAAATACACGTGAAATGCAAAGATTGCGTGATATAAAACAATTGGGCGCAACGTATTATGTTTTCCCGAGTGCGAACCATACAAGGTTAGAACACTCTCTGGGTGTTTATCATTTAGCTGGTATAATGGCCAGGAATCTTCAGAAAACACACCCTGAGGCAAATATAACCGACCGTGATATAGAATTAATCCAAATAGCTGGTCTGATTCACGACATAGGACATGGGCCTTTCTCACATCTATACGACCATTATATAAAATCATGGGGATCGCCAGAACACGAGGAAAGAGGTTTACGCATGTTTGAAACAATTGTGAAACGTGAAAAAATACAATTATTAAGCAAAGAAATAACTGAAATCCAAAAAATGATCGAGCCAGGTAAAAAAGAAATGTATAACTGGAAGTATCAAATAATAGCAAACAAATCTTGTCAAATAGACGTGGACAAGATTGATTACATTTTACGAGACTCGTTTCATCTGGGCATTCCGCACTCTGGTGAATTCAAAAAACTGTTGGAGGACGTGCGATTAAATATGACCCCAAACAACAACGTAGAATTAGTATGGGATTCTAAATTACAATTCGATATATATTCTCTCTTCTCAACCAGATATAGGTTGCACAAAAAGGTTTATACACATCATACCGTGAAAGGATTCGAATATATTATTATAGAAATAATGAAACTGTTGAAAAACGATTATAGTAAAACTAAAACGCCCCTCTATATGAGAACAGACAGCGTTGTTACCGAATTTTGTTACAACAATCCAAATCACAAACTAGCATATGCTTTATTAAATAGAAAACATCCTATTTTAGTAGGTGAAGTGGTGTTGAAAGACAAAGAAGATGTTCAAAAATCCAAACACTATGAACTACATGCCGATAAGTCTTTGGAAGGAATGAGAATCATTATTGATTTAATTGTAGAAGAATTGAAGATAGGATTTGTAAGCGGTAATGATAAAAACCCTCTAACAAATGTGTATTACTATAGCAAAGGCAAAGAACGGGAAGAGCCATTCAAAATAGATTTAAGCGACAGCAGTTTTATAATACCAGAAAAATTCCAAGAAAGAATTTTGAGATTATACAGATACCACAACAGTTCTCACAAAGAAGCATTAACGTATTGGGAAGAAATTAAAAAATAAGCTTTTAACAAAAGCTTTACCAAAACAAATCTTTTAAACGACCTTCGTGTTTTTGGTAAAGCTTTTTTAAAAGCTTATAATATCAATGAACAATTCGGAAATTAGAATAGCTTGGTGGGATAGAAAAGAAAAACTATATGATTATGGTTGTTGGCAAGAAAGAAAAAATATAAAAAACATGTTAGAATGGAAAGAAAGACAAAATATATTATTTCCACATGTTTTTTATTGGATAGAAGAAAAAAGTGAAGATAAATCACACCCAGTTGTAAATGTTAAAATAGAAAAACAAAGCGTCGAAATCAAGAACGAAAGTTATATAATCCTAGAAAAAGATTTTACACAATAATTATACTATAGTTAAACTTCCATTTTAATAGGTATAATAATATTGGTGATGTTTTGTTGAAATCCAATCAACATTTTGCGTCGTCTTATTTTTCGGCAGAGAAGGTTTCTTGCTCTCCTCCATTTACTAATATTGTTATATACCTGTCTTCCAGTTAAATCGGGGTGAATTTTTTTTTTAAAATTTTTTACTCGAGACGCAATATCTTTCTTTTTAGTTTCTAATTTTTTTAATTGCGTTATCATCTTTTTTAATTCTTTTGGTGCATCTTTTTTACGTGAAAAAGCTCGCATTTTTTTATAATTTTCGTATGCATGTTGACGTTGTGACCATGTAGTATTTTCTTGCATTTGAGTTAAATCATTAATACCAAGATTATTGCACAAAGGACAAGATTTTTTCCCAGTGCGGAACCAAGTAATAATACAATTAGAATGATATTTGTGATTGCATTCGGGAAGAGTATAAATATCATTCTCGAGGCCCTCATGACATATAGAGCATATATCGTCGGTCATTAATATGATAAATAATAATTTTTTTATATTTTAATATAAAAAAATTATAAAATTATACCCAGTCTTCTAAATAGTACGCAATAAGCCACACTAACCAAAATGGTGCAATAACTAAATCAATTCTCGCGAAAAATGCGATAAATAAAGCAACAATAGCCTTTTTAGTAGCCGATTTAATATTTTCTATTTTTTGAGAATCTTTTTTTTGGGGATGCGTTTTAATAAATCTATAAATCAAAAAACACCAAAAACATATAAAAAATAATTGCCCAATAGTTTTTTTGTTGTAAAAAAAGTCAACAACCTCTTTTGTTTTATTAAGTTTAAAAATGGCCCGCATCGTCAAAATAATAAAAAGTACAGTAGCAATATTAAATCCTGTCGAAGATGTTTGTGAAAAAATAGAATCGGCCATGTTATCAAAAATTTGAATAAATTTCATTTGATATATATATATATATATAAATCTAAAATAAGTTGATAATAAATTATGGGTCTACCACATTGATAAGTATGCAACAAGCAACTAGTTGCGAATCTTTTTGAGTTTCTGTCCAGGTTGAAGTATCCAAAGACATCCATTTATTTAACAAATCTTCTCTCTGCTGTTTGATATTTTTTTTCTTCGGTTTATTTTTCCAACATTTTTTACAAAATCCTTTGTGTTTATTCATAAAATTCGTTTGTTTTTTGTTGCAACCGCGTTTACATTTTGAACATATAGGCATTTTTGTTGATATTGATAGTTTATAATATTGAAATATTGTTAAAATCTCATTTCAATTTTTTTATAAACATAATTTATATGGAAGAAGAAAATATACTGAAATCGAAATCAAATAAGAAAATATGGCACCCGCAGCAACAAATAATTCTGAAAAAGTGGGGAGAAATTGGTAGCTCGTATAGATATTTACATGATAAGGCATTTATGTATTATTCAAAACAAAATTTTCGCTTTGCGTTGCCCGTTATTGTTCTTTCCACTATCACGGGTACTGCTAATTTCGCACAGAAATCATTCCCAGCCAGTACACAAGATTACGTGCCTCTTTTTATAGGATTTTTAAATTTAACGGCTGGTTTAATAACAACAGTCGCACAATTTTTGCGCGTCAGCGAATTATTAGAAGGCCATCGATCAGCCAGTTTAGCTTATAGTAAATTTTCTAGAAATATAGCCGTTGAATTATCCCTCCCAGTTAAACAAAGAACGATGGATGGGTCAACATTTATAAAAAATTGTAGACAAGAAATAGATCGTTTGATAGAACAAAGTCCAAATATACCTCAAAATATCTTACATGAATTTGGAAAGAAGTTTGCCGACAAAGACTTTGTAAAACCTGAAATATTAGAACTGCGAGGCGTTGAAATTTACATTGATAATGAGGACGAGGAAGAACAGTTGGCGTTATTGGCTTCTAAGAAAAAAGATAGAGAGAGAGAAATCATAGAACAAGCTGATTTAGAACGCAAACGTATAAGAAAAGAACTCCAATTAGAAAACGATAAAGAAAAAGAAATGGAAAAAAAAATAGCATTAAGCACCTTAAAACAACATAAAATAGAAAAAAAGGAAAGAATAACTGGCGGGACAGTAGCGAATAGCATGTCGAAACTCATTGAAAGATTAAATTCATCATCAAATATTACAAGCATGAGCACATTATCGGAAACCAGCGATAGTTCTATATCCAATCTATCGGAGAACAGCGACAACGGCGACAACGGCGACAACAACAACAATGTGGAATTAACCATAAATGAAACATCGGTGTCTATACCGCCTCCGCCCGAAGACGATGAAGTAGAAGAAAATACAACTGAAGCGGAATCAATAATAGATGTATCGGACGATGAATCTACCCAAGATTTATCGGGAAATAATATTTAGTAATTATATAAATGAAAACAAGAAAAAAACAAAGGGGTGGTTTTATTAGAAAGCTGACAAAAGCAATGATAGACATGTGGAAAAACCCACACGCTTATCAGAATGATTGTTGTCCATGTGTATTTACATTATTAGGTATGCCTTTAGATCAAGCGCGTGTATTAGCACAAACACACGGTTCAGGGTTTTCAGCAGAAGGTATAATTCAAGGTTTTACAAATGGTTATCCCGGGTTTACTTTTACTTTTCCAGCAGTAAATTATAAAGAATTAAAACAAGCTGTAAATAATCCAGAAGAAGATTTCATCCCAATAATAGAAGGCTTTTTCTCAGAAATACCAGCTGACTATGCAACTGTTGCTGGTATTGAACGCGAGGACGGAACAAAGCATTGCATAGTATTGGGGAGGGATCCCGCCGGTGAGATCATGCTATTGGACGCACAGGCAGGAAAAGGTTTTAGAGGAACAGAGGCAATTCACGAATATTTTGAAAGCAATCATGTAAGAAATGTTTTTGTATTAAACAGCGTGAGCAATCAAGGAGGACAATTGGTATTAAATACGTCTCCCGAAATCAACCAGGGAGAAACCAAATATGATTCAGACGGAGATGTAGAAATGAGAGACGCATAAAAAGAAACTGTTAAAAAAAAAATAGTACATTAAATAAATGAGTGATAATGCGGTATTTATAGAAGCTTTAGCCAAATTAAATGAAAAAATTACTGGAAAAGAGGTAAACACTAAAACAATTATGACGATTTTGAGATTCGCAATGGAAGTTGTTGAAGCTACAAAGTTGAAAGGAACAGAACAAAAAACACTAGCAACAAAATTAGTGCGCCAAGTAGTTGTAGATGCTCCAATTACAGACGATAAAGAAAAATTATTATTGGATATGATCGACGAAGACATTCTCGGAGATACAATCGAATTGATAGTTCTAGCAAGTCAAGGGGAATTAGATATAAACAGTATCGTGGAAGTCGCGACGGGATGCTGTGCTGTATTTATGAAAAATAAAAAAAAATAAAACAACCAAATCCAATTATATTAAAGGTAATTTATTATAATTGAATCAATGAAAATAATAATACTACGTCACGCAGAACGATATAAATCACCAACTTATTTAACACCTTTAACTGTAGAAGGGTTAGAACAAGCTGATATTTTAAAAGAAAGCCTTCCAAGTGATATAGATTATATATATTGTTCACCGTTTTTAAGAACATTACAAACAATATACCCTTATTGTTTGAAATACAACAAGAAAGTAAATACAGAAAATGTATTTTATGAAAGATGCATGTCTCCCTATTTTAATTATCATAATTATAGAAATAGTACCATTGACTTAAAAGAATCTTGGAATTATGCGACTGATATAATTAACAAAGACTACAAAAGTAAATGGTTTGTATCAAATATAAAATTAAACCCGACAGACCAAGACATACAAAATCGTGTGTTCTCTTTTATTTATAGATTATGTAAAAAATATAAAAATACAGATAACACATTTTTGATATGTTCCCATTCTAGCATATGCAACGCTGTTAAAAAAGTTTTTAATAAAAATACAACCCTAAGAGATGAATTCCCAATGGGACATTTTGAAGAAGTATCAATTGACGATTCTTGGAAAGGAATTAATTTATAATTATTTAATATTCACCACTCGCGTATTGTAATACCCAGACAGCAGCGACTCTGTTATATTTTTCTCTATCATTTTGATATAAATCAGCAGCATCTGGGACCAAAGGGTCGTCTGGATTTGGTTCATCAAGCAGAGAACAAATAGACAACAGCACTTTACTAAGTGTAAGTGCTGGACTCCACTGGTCTTTCAAAATATCCAAACAAATCCCCCCATTACTATTAATGTTACAGTGATAAATTTTGGTAACAAATTTAACTTTTGGTGGTTTAAACGGGTAGTCAACCGGGAACTGAATATCCAAAAAGAATAATCCCCCATGATATGGTGTATTTTCAGGACCACTTATAGTGGCTGACCAATGAAATAAGTCTTCTCCCGTAGGACCAGCTGTAACATTAATAAGCGGGTCAGCCGTTAAGTCTTCAAATTCTTTATTAATTCTTCCTAGAGCCATTGTTAATAATATATAATATAATAACCACTTCTCTAATTCAATTTAATAAAAAAAAATAAATTAATACAAATATATTCAAATATATTCAAATATATTCAAATATATACAAATCTAATGACGACTCATAAGTCGATAACCCATATATGCTGTGCCAGCTCGTCTGGCGTTTCTCGAGGTACCCCATTCGTCCATTGTTGAACCCGGTCCATTGATACAATGATTGATATAATCATAAAGAACACTGCTAATATATTCATAAAATAACTACAGGTGGCGGATGTCTCGCATACGGCTACAAAGGCACCGGCCATTAGATCAACAACAATCTCGCCAAGAATATTATCGTCATCGTCGTCATCGGCAATTACTGGCTTAACAAAAGTGAAAGCCAATATCAAGAAAGTGGTAAAATAAACAATGCTTTTTTTAGAGAACATTATGTGTGAAGTAAAAATAATTAATTTAACTTTTTTTACTTCA